TGATAGTTTGCAAAAACTAAATCAGGGTCGTGCCAATTGTTATCTTCGTCTGAATTACCGCCAGATCCAGCTATAAATACTCTATTGCTGACTTGAATACCGTGTTTATCAACAGTTAGAGAATTGTTTCTAGTACCATCACCGTCAACCTTAAAGTAGATAGCAGCATCTTCATCACCCGCTGTCACATCTTTTAACTGTGTTTCAATTTGAGCAAAGTCGGTATAAGTACCGGCGCTGTTGTACCCTTGAAACCACATTTGGCCTAAGACGTTATTAACTGGTGATGGGTTTTCTATATTACTAAAAACTAAATCAGGGTCTAAATGGTCAGCAGTATCACTGTGTAAATTTAGCCGCCCTCTAACATCCGCTCCGTTCTTATTAACACTAAAAGGAGTAACGTAGCTCCCCTCATCCATGACTCTAATCGTGACTTTACCATCCTCACTTCCGTCAGTTGGCACTGAAGCATAACCAGTTATAAGGCCGTAATCAGTTGTGTTATCGTTTGTATCTTTCCCTTGAAACTTAACTATCCCTAGAGATTGGTCACTACCTACAACAGCGGTTTCAAGGTTTTTGAGTACAATCTCAGGGTTAGCGTTTGAGTTTGAAGCACTATCGCCCTCGACGGTTAGACTACCTTCGGTCACACCCGACACACTAAACTCAGTTCCGGTCAACGATAAACCATCACCTGCCGTATACGTCGTACCCGTGCCAGTAACTGTAAAGTTTGGGTATGTACCAGATACGGTAGTGGTTCCTGCGCCTGTTAAAGTAACTGTTTGATCCGGTGCAGAGTTGTCAAAAGTATTCCCTGTTAGGGTGACACCGGCCCCAGCAGTATATGTGTTATTCGCACTATCGATTGTGAAGTTAGGATATGTACCGGAGATAGTAGTCGCACCAGCACCAGACAACGAGACAACTTGATCAGCTTGTGCGGCGGTGGCGTAGTCGCCCACCGCAGTTGTGGCAGCAGTCCCTAAACCAAGATTCGTTCTTGCTGTGTTTGCGTTGGCTAGATCCGATAGGTTGTTCGAGCTTGTAAGCGCCCCTGATATGGCAGAAGACACTGATGCTAATGCAGCCTCCGCGTCATCCCGTGCATCTTCAGAGTCATCCTTCGCACTTACCGCAACATTCTTCGTGATAACCGCATCAGCGGCAGAACTAGCCGCTTCTGCTGCTGATTCTGCTGCTGATTCGGCTGATTCGGCTGCTGCATCCGCAGATGCCGCCGCATCAGACTCAGACTGTGTTTGGGCTGTAGTGTTGGAGATATGCTCGAAAAAACCACTCATACTTAGTACCCGTTGTCTATTTGTGGAGTGGCTCCAGAGAACTCACTGTATCGTAGGTGCGTCATAATCCGGTTGTAGGATGTCTGATACCCCATCTCCCACTGACCGCTATCCGAACCTAAAAAGTTTGCTGCCTCTACAAGTGCGCCGTACAGATAAAGCTCTGGTGCGGTTTGTATGAGGGGGTTTGTGGGGGCTGAGTCTGATAGCGGATCGACACCGTAATAATAGATCATGGTTAGCGTATCGCTTGCTCCCATCGTGGGAGTTGGAAAAAATTTAATCTTGTCGGCTTCTCTAGCGAAAAATGTTGGTGTCCCAGACGCTTCACTGTATGTGTGAATGTTCGTTAAACTCACACGCTGCAATGGTTTATCGTTGAAAAAGACATCTTTAACTTCTAAATAGTCAGATGGGATTGAGGTGTACCCCTCGGAATTTGGGGTCAACAAAACTTTCTTTTCAATTGTTGGAATGCGTATCTCATGCGCCATTCTTGTCTCAGCTAGAGAAATAAAATCTGGTATCTCGCTTGTCAGGTCAGTTCTATTTAACCAGTTAGCGATTGAGGCTTTGAGGCCACTGTAATTGGTCATACTCATAGGCGACCACCACCTGTACGCAGATAAGCGTACTCAGGAGAATTTAGTTTTTTCTTCATTCGTTTGAGGTCTTCTTTAGTAGGGGCCATCACGTTGATACCCTCGTTCATCCACTCAACCACCAAAACAGACGGTATTGAAGCAACGCGCTGCATCTCACCCATCTTTTGACCTTCAGCTAAATCTCTTGCTTCTTTGTTTGCTTTGAGAATCCCACTGACATCTTGTGAATGTGTTATGTGCATCTTGTCTGCACCTTCATCGTGGTGAAGATTTGCGATTAACTCATCAGACATGGGAACCCTCGGAAAAGAAATAAAAGAGTGGCCCCGAAGAGCCACCCTGCTTTAACGCTGTTAGGCGTTAAGTTTTTCGATAAGACCGGAAGCCTTATCATTTTCACAGACTAAAGTCTGCTCGGTAAGCATTTGACGTTTGTCAGAGTCACCATTTTTCGCTAGAACGATAGTTTGCATTGGACGCAGAACTGCGCGGCTCCAATACTCAGTGTCCAGAACCAAACAAGAATCCGACTTAAGGAACCTGTTAGGTACAACTGAACACTCACCGAATGGGCTGACATATACATCAACAGCATTCACAAGCTTAGTGCCGGTGTTGAAGTCACGTTGACGACCACCCGAAGCAGCGAAACCCGCAACGACCAAAGAGTGAGAAGGAGTAACCTGAATTTGGTTAGGATCTCCACCCTCGGAGTACACGTCCTGCAACGTTCCCAAAAGAAGTGCTTCGGTAAATGCGCGATTCGAACCAGCAGTGCTAGTTGTGTCAGCGTGGATCTGCTTGTTAGCAGATTTCAACTGACGACCAGTAGATCCGCTACCCGCAGTACCTGCTTGGTCTGCACCAACAAATGCATGCTCGATATCACGACGAAGCTCTTTACCCTTCATAGCGATGTTCATTTGCAGATCACTAGAACGTCCGTAAGTTGCAACGGATTCTGAAGTGCCAGAAGACTGAACAACCTTCGTGAAGATTTGCGTGTGAGCGTCCTTCATGGTTGTGGTGTTGTTTACTGCATTACCAGCGTCCGCGCCTTCAACGGCGGCGTTAGTGCCTACCGCAGCAAGCTCACTTTGTTGCCATTGGTGTAACGTGGCAGACGCAGTGCTAGAGCCGATAGATGAAGTAAATGGGGTCAGCGTAGGGCTGATGTCATAGATGATATCTTCAATATCTTCTTTCTTACCTACCTGATCGTAGGTTTTAAGGGTGTTAGATACGGTTGGCATAATAAATTCCTAAAGTTATGTTCTATTCAAGAGGGCTTGAACGGCATCATCCATCGATCCAGATTTCTTTAGACGTTCACGCGCTTTGCGGTAGTTGTCTTTTTTACCTAAATCTTTGGGTTCTGATTTCTTACCCGACAAAGTTTTTTTCGGAGTCGTTTTAACCTTCTTTTTCGTCTCCGTTTTTGCCCTATCAAATTGCATAGCCTTATACAGCGCCGTAATTACTCGGTGGTCATGTACCTCGTTGAACTCATCGGCATTGACACCTAACGAACCCGACGCATACTCAGCAATAGAGTAATAGAGATCGTTATTCCAATTAGGGATTGTAGATTTCAAGACAGTCAGGCTTACTTTTGCGCGTTCTTTCAACGTCGCCTGTTGCTGTGCTTGAGATCGCTGTTTATGCTCATCAGCTTGTGCGCGAATAAAATCGTGCGTCTGCTTTGTTTGCTCGTAAACAGCTTTGGCTTGTCTATATTGATCGGGGTTTTCTACCGCCGCTTGCTCCCAATTCACGTCGTTAAAACGTGACAGGTCTGCACCGGAGGCAGTAAGAAGTGCATTCAATGTGGATTCGTAATTGGCAGTTTGTTCTTCTGCGGCCTTACGCTGTTCGCTGACAGCCTGCGTCTTCTTAGTGTAATCGGCCTGTCTCATGTAGCCGAGTTTGATCTCATCGACTGATAGCTTTTCACCATCAACCTCGATCATACCCTCGGTTATAGCATCAGGTTCGTCTTCCGTTTCTTCCTCAGTCTCCTCGGTTGGGTCTTCGACCTCCTCAGATTCTTCAGCCTCTTCTTCAACGTCCTGCGACTCTTCGATCACTTCATCGGTGATTTCTTCAACCACCTCTTGCTCTTCTTCAGGTGTTTCGGGGTTGTCCTGATCGGATTCCAATACAGCCGTAAGTCTAGCGATAATATCTGCATCACCTACTTCAGTTGAGTCCGGTACTATGGTTTGCTCGTCTGACATGGGTATTCTCCTATTTTACACAACTTCTTCTTGTGTCGCCAATTCATAGTTGTTTATTAATCCAGCAAACTGCTGAACGAACATCTGCCCCGCTTTAAACATCGAGTACAGGCGCTCCCTCTCAACATCAGCTTCCGGTGGGGTTGCTAATATTTGCTCGATAATTCCACGGTTCATATGCTCAAACGCCTTGTTGAACACTGCACTGTTTAACATCTCACTGGCGGCTGCCGCTGTGGTCGCCATCTCACCTAAATCTTGATCAGTCATCTAAAACTCCACTATGTGGTTGGTTTAATTTTCGCGTTAGCCATTCGGCCCTTTGTAGGGCGTTTCGGTAACGTGGTTTCTCTATCTAACTTTCCGTCTTTCCACTTTCTATAATCACTGAGAACTTGTTTCATCGACTTCTTCTTACCGCCGAACTTCTTCTCGTTCGCTTTCTGAATGAACGTCTCAATCGCTTTATCGTCTGCCATATATCACCCTATCGACACGTTACGTTTCTGTTCTTTCTCGACCACAAGCTCTTTATCGTCCATTTCAATGTCGTGGTTCTGCTTCTCAACATCCATCAACAAGCGGCTTTCTTTCTCTTCTTGGTCGTGTTGCATTTTCTCCATCTCAACCAACATCTTGTTCTGCTCCTTCATAACATCGAGTTCCAACTGGCCTTCAAGCACAGCGACCTGTCTTGCGGTCATACCGGCGTTGAACTTCTCAACCTCTGCGGCTTTCGCTTGAGCTTCCTGCTGTTGTGCCTGCATCGTTTGCTGCTGCTGTTGGTACTGAGGGCTGTTGGGATCAAACAAGAAAGAAGCGCCGTTCTTTATGTTTAATAAATCAAACGCACGGCTGAGCATCGCGTGACGCTGTGGCGCGCTGTACATACCGCCGAGGTTGGGATCCTGTGGGTTCATAGTGAACTGCTGATCTAGGCTCAACAATATCTGTGCTTCTTGTGCCTGCTCTTCAGGTGTCAGCGCCACAGCTACGGACATCTCTGTGCGATCACCTAAGAACTGAGGATTAACAGGTACAAACTGACCATCCAACTGAAGCAGCTTTTCCTGCTTCTCGTTCTCTACCGCTAACCTGTAAATATCGTGCATCAACGGTTTTAA